CTCCTCGCTAGTACCAGCGAATACTTGATCTATCTGTGCTTCGTTAAAGTCATTGAATATGTACCGGCGCAAATCACAGGGGAGAGGCTGCGTGCGACCATCATACATGTAGAACTTATCGCGCCCCATCCAGAACGACGCGCCAGAGGCGTAAGCTACTGCGTTCTGCGAGGCAATAGATATGTTATCACCAACAATCTGGGCACCCCATACAGCCTGACCGCCCAAATACTGCAGGGAATAGACCGAGGAATCAGTCCATACGAGAACTTCCTGACGGGATTGCTGGGCCGTAACGATCTCGGTGCCACGAGATAGCCGTAAAGAACCTGCTTGGTTGGTAGCACTGGGGGTCCAGTTGGCGGCGTCTTCTTGGTCAGACCACCGAATAAGCATGGGGTCTTGTGTGGAGGTGCTTATCGTGTTCGCCCCAAAGGCAAACACAAACCTATTTATATCAGACACAAGAATATAGTTCTGTACTGTTGGGGTATCAGAAGCGCCGCTTAGAGTAGAAATATTTACCGCCCGCGTAGAGGTGCCAACAGAGGCATCCCAGTAGTATATACCGCCGCCCCGAGGGCCAAAAATCAGATCTTCACCAAAGTTTGACTGGCTCCATAGACGCATAGGATCGGCAGTGGTGCCGCCAGTGCCCCACACGCCGCTGCCCCAAGAACCGCCGCCCCAACCCGTTAGGGGTACGGCAATAGAGTTCCCAACATTTAGTTGGTATGCAGCGACAATGCTGCCCCCACCATTACCCGTATCAGAAGCATTTGCCGTAGCTGTGGCGGTAATCGTGTAGGTATTCGCGGTAGGCACTGTTTGGATTTGGTATTCTTGGTTTAGAACATCCGCCGTAATGTTGCCACCCAACGACACCGCGCCGCTAAAGGTAACAAAATCCCCAACAGTAGCGCCGTGAGACGCGTCTGTAACAGTCAATGTGGCCGAACTTGCTGTAGCCGCAAAAGTAGCTGCGCCGGTAGTTGTAGCCCGAATGGGGGTTATATCGTAGTAACTCCCGCCTAGTTCAGTATAAAACTTAAGATGTGTACCTACACCTACGTAATTAAGGCTGCTAAGCGTAACCCAAGACCACAATGATCGGCATACACCTTGAAACGTATTACTGGATATTCTTTGCCAACCACCAATTTTCTCGGGGTAGCCCTGCCGAAAACGCACCTTATCGCACTCATACCAACCGGTTTCGTTAGTATAACGAGTGCGTTCCCTATTAACGCCGGGTTTTAGGGATAACTTCTTAAGGGGCATCTAGGTTACTCCGACGTTACCCCAAACAGCGGAGGTGTGGTCACTGTAATAGCTACACTACGCTTCAATTCTAACGAGTTACCACAATGTGAGCAAGTGGCAGCTTCAAGCTCAGCGGCATCCAAATCGTAGCCACAGTTAGCGCAAACCACCTCTACCTCGTGCTCGGGTTCTACGTCCCCGTGCTCGTTAACGGTAGCAACATATTTAACTCTCACCGTCCTCTCCTACGGCAAGCATACGGGTAATTAGTCGCCCACTTCGGTTCTGTACCTGCCGGTGCCACTTACTATCCGCCATTTCTCTTGCGGCAGTCTCCCAGTCTCGCGCATGGATAGCCGCGATAAACTTCTTAAACCCCGAAAAACGCGGCCCACCCAGATTAAACATCATGTTACAGCAAATAAGCTGTACTTCTTCTGGAAGCTGCTCAAAATCGTCAATGACCCAACGGCATTCATTCATAGCGATCCTAACGTCCTTCTCGAAAAGCTCCGCCACACGCTCTTCGGTAACAGGTGCTCCGGGGGGCCAGCCGTACTCAGGTTCTCCCTCTAGGCAGAGATGGCCCACCCCACAAGTTTTCAGGCCGAGGTGGTCTAAGTAGACGGAGTACATAACCCCCTCGTCCACCTCTAGCTCCTTACGGAGTTTCTCAATAAAAGTCATTTTCCCTGCCCGCGATACCGCTTCCAAGAACGGCGTTTGTGTTTATTCTTGGGTTTCGAGTTGGTGCCGCGTCCGATGCTGGTGGTGTGCTTAACGCCCAGAGGTTTCCACTCAGAAACGCCAATTTTAGTAGCCATCACTTGCTCACCGATTTGTACTTCTCGAAGGTCCGTAGGCCGCCCAACCCGAGCATCCCCATTAGGACAGGCATCATCTGCGACATATCTAGCGCTGGCAACTCGACCAGATTGCCCGTCTGCGCGAGCGCAAAAACCAGAACCGGCTGCGCGATATAGTTCCAAGCCAAGGCAACACCGCAGGCCCAGCCTATGAAAGGACGCCACCCGGCGACGAACACAGAGCGATGCGCCGCCTCTGTCTTATTGATATCAAGCTGTGCCAAATCGATCTTGGCAAGGTGCTCCGTTAACTGCGCCTCAATCTTGCGCTCCGCTTCAGCACGCTTCTTCGGATCTTCCGGCAGGAATGAACCAATTACATCTTTTACCAGAGGCAGCACCACCGGGAGTAATGCGTTTATCATTTTTTGTCCGCCTCCAGCAATTTAATCCGCACCTGCAAATCGTGAATGGTGTGCATGAAATCCTCTCGCATCTGCTGCCGCGCAATGCTGTTTGCCGGTGACGCAACGATTTCGCCCTGCGGCGTGACGAGCAGCATCAGATAGCCCTCGGTCTTTTGCAGTCTGCTCTCCAGTTCGTTAAGCGATGTGATGAGATACCCGACAGCCGCAAACAAAACCGGCGCGAGCGCGGTCAAGATTGACTGAACATTGAAATTCATGTCAGATATCTAACCGGCCTTGATCCCGGCCCACACTGCGCCGAGAGCGCCGAGAATAAGGGCGCCGATAAGCACCTTTTTCGCATGGCGGCCAAGTTGTTCTGATGCAACCCTCTGTCTCCGCAGAAAGAGGGAGTCGGCCTGTGCTTCCTTTATGGCCTCGGGGCTGCTTGAGTCGATGCCCAGTGCCAGCAACAAATCCTGCATGGCCTCTTTGGCCGCACACTTGGCGATAGCTTCAATCTCTTTCTGGCTCATAAAGCGCGGCGGGTTCAATCCAGATCCCTCTGGTATCTCCGGGTCGCTCGCTCTGTGTTTCCGCCCACTCATGACGCCGTCCCCATGCGGCGCTCCTTAACCACACGGAACTGAAGTTTGGTAAGGGGCATCGCATTCCACCACACACTGTTAGCCAGCTTCTTGCTGGGCGAGCGCTTCGGTGAACTCCTGCGCCACGTCGTAGGCGGCGCGCTGGGCTTCTGTGAGTGAAGGCAGCGCCGCTTCTAGAGTGTTGCTCGCTGCGCGCACAGACTTGATCCACGCTGCTGCCGCCTTAAGCGCGGCTTCCTCAGCCAGCTCGTCGGCGGCGAGTGCCCCGCCAGACGCCTTAATGTCCACCAGTTCGGACGCCCGCATGGTCATGTTTAACTGCGCGGAGAACGAATACTGCGCCAAAATGAGGTTGCCCGCATGGCTCTTGATGCGATCCGTCAGGTCCGCAACGCTCGGCGCAGGCTGCTTCATGGCCTCGTACTGCGCCATCTTGGCGGCGTCATCACGCACCGCTTGGGCGGCGTCGAGGATGTTTTGAGGCAGATCAGCGAAGGCGGGGTCGGAAAGGTTCGAGCCGGGGCCGATGGAGCCGCGATGCGTTTCACCGTTCTCCCTCCTCGCAAACAGAACGTCGAGGCCGACTGTCGCGTGTTGCCACGTAGCGGTCATCATCTACTCCAAGATGTATGAAATGGTGTACCGGATATCAGCGGTCGCGTTGATACTTGTCGCGGCGGCCACCTCGGTGGCGACGTTATCGCCGCAAGCGACCAGATAGGCGTAGGTGGTGCCGGGCTGAACCTGTAGGCCCATGGCCGTCCGCCCGGCCCCCATATCGTAGGTATTCACCGTACAGGCGTTGATACCCAGCATGTTCGCGCTGTTCTTGATCGTGAACGGCAGCCCGCCCACCTGTAGCGCCCCGGCGGGTCCGCTAAAGCTCGACAACTTGATGCGACCCAAGCAGACAACAAGGCTCCCGATGCGGACATAGTTGCCGCTCTGTGTGGTGTAGGCGGCTGTTCCTGCCGTGGTTTCGCCAGCCACGGTAGGCGTGTAGGTTCCTTCCTCGTAGGTGCTGAGGGAGATGCTGGCGGGCTGGTAGTTGGTGCACCGCCAATTGCCCGACCCCTCCGACACGAATGCCGCAACATCACCCGCCGCCGTGGTGATATTCGCACCGCCCGGCAGGATTAGCGACGTGGCGTTGTGTGTGAGCGTCAACGCATCGTCGAACTGCAACACCCGAGCAGTGCCCGCAGCAACGGTGCCAAGCGCGGTGATGGTCGTTGTGCCGGTGATATCAACGTATTGCCCGGTGGCTGCGCCGATATCAATAGACGACGCGCTTGCAATGTCGCTGCCCTTGCCACCAATTGGGCTGTTCACAAACGCCTTGATAGACTGCTGGGTCGCCAATGCGGTATCGCTGTTAGAAGACATGTTGTCTTCGTCAAGGATAGTGTCGACAACCGTAACGTCTGTACCCTTAAGCTCGTCAAACGTAACGCGCCCACTGGCGGTGACCGTGGTAAAGCTACCCGCCGCCGTGCTGGCACCGCCGATGGTCACACCATCAATAGTGCCGCCATTGATATCTGCCGTGGTAAGCACCGCAGACGCAATGGTGACAACACCCGTGCTGTCCGCAATAGAACCTGCCGAGGTACCGTCCTTGGCCTTGATATTAGTGACTTCAAGGTTCGTGGTGTCGATAGTGGTAGCGCCCACGATATCAGTCTGACATGACTCTACGTTTGTGCCATCACAAAACAAGAAGGCTGTGGAGCCGTTGGCAACTGCTACACCCGTGCCAGCAGAAGTCTTTAGCGTGACCTCCTGCCCGGAGATATTCTTGAGGACATACAGCTTTGAGGCTGCGGGGCAGATGATAGTGGCCGCAGCGGAGGGGCTCCCTGCTCCATCGTCATCTGCAACAAGGATAGCGCAGCGCGATTCAGAAGTAGTACCATCTGCGCTTGTAAGTGTATGGCTGTTAGCGGTCCAAGAGTTGATCGTAGCAAGGCCAGCGACCGCCTCCTCGACCATTTCGGTGATGTTATTGTTTACAACATCGCCCCACGAACCACTAAGCTCGCCCTGTACGGGCAGCGCCAGTTTAAGAATAGTTGTGTACTGAGTGGCCATATTCTGCGCTCCATACCCCGCATCTGTATATTAACTTATACAGGCCTAAAATCCACTAACATTTTGCCAGTTAGGTGTTTGAGAAGTGCTAACATTTTGCAAGTTAGGTGTTTGAGAAGTGCTAATAGCTGCCCAAGAGGGTATTTGGTTTGTATCCACTTCGCCCCATATGAACACACCACCCACACTTCCAGTACAAGACACCCCGGTGGGAGTAGCTATAGCCGCGCCAGTAACTGTAGCAGCGCCGAGATTCGCAGTCGCAGATACTCCAGTTACTGATATAAAACTAGAGCCCTTTACTGTAACTGTCCCCAACGAAGCTGTGGCTGACAGCCCTAAAGAGGATATATTTGCATCGCCTGTCGTAGTTACAGACCCAAGACCGCTGGTAGCGCTAACCCCACTTACGGCTATATCAGAGTCCGCAACTACCGTAACCGACCCGAGAGCGGAAGTAGCAGCTAAACCAGACGTAGAAACATTAGCGTCTGCAACAATCGCTACAGAACCGAGCGCAGTAGTACCGGCTACACCATCGACAGATACTACTAAAAGGTCGGTGCCCCAAGCCGTTTGGCCCCAAGAACCCGATCCCCAACCAGAATATTGTGTGGATGAGGGCACTTGGAACCCCTACTTAAGCAATACGGACGATGGCGTTGCTAGCGTCAGCAGTCGGGAACTGAATGGTGAAGTCGCCAGCCGTAGAGGTCTTATCACCACCAAAGTCCAGCACAGCCACAGCGGGGTTAGAACCACCGGACTGGTAGATGAGCGCCCCACGCGCCGTGATCGTAGCAGTAGACCACGTAGTATCGGCAAAATCGAGGAACGCCGTGGTGCCAGAAGTGGTGGGGGCTACAACAGACAACGTATTTCCACCGGCAGAATACCCAGTACCACTAACCTCATTGGTGACGGAGTACGCGGTTGTAGTAGCGTCCAGTGTAGCTGATGACGTATACAGAGCAATCTTGAACGTCTGCGCTGTATCGCTACTAAAATCCATTTCGCCGTCAAGGAGCGCCTGCTTGAACGACGTGCACATAGCCTGCGTGATTGCCATAATCTATCTCCTATGATACGGCTTGCCGGAACTGTCCAGAACGGTAAGTATCTTCTCTTAACTTACCATCGCCCAGTACTTTCAGCAAGTTTATTGCCTGTAAGTACAGTTTCTCGTACATCGCAACGACATCCTTCTCACCCTTCAAAAACCGTATGGCTTCGATAAGTGCGCCGTTCAGCAATGCAGAGTCAAATTCATCCCCTAACCAAGTAGTACCGGCGGTGACAATCGACTCAGGATAATATCCATAATGAAGCTCTGTTGTGTAGTTACTATCAGGCGTTGGACCTACTATAAAACTACCATCAGAGAAGTACGCATAATGAGCGGGTAAGCCGCCGGGGGAGGACGCCGGATAGGCTTCACGGATGAAGTTAACATCCTTGTTAATCAAGTAGTTATAGTCACCACTACTGTCCACAACCGCTAGAGAATACGACCACAGAAAATCCGCAGGCATCCCAAGGTAGCTATTACCACTTGTAAACGTACCGGTTACATTCCTACGAAGGGCTGGAATTTGCACAGAGTTATAGATCTTCTGCTCAGCCTGTTCAGTGAACATGGCAAGCTGGTCAGCCGTGAAAGACGTTTCACAGATGTCCTCGATATTAGTGGTTAACTCTGTATAGTTCATGGTTAGGCCATCGGACCACGGGCCATAGTGCCCTTAGTTGCCGCTCCAGTACCACGAACCTTCACACCAGAAGTCTTAACGCCTTCCATGCTGCCCTTCGGGCCGTACACTTTCGGCATATTCGTAGCTTTTGCAGGCATATTAGCTGTGTTTTTCATGTCTTACTCCTATTCTGTGACGACAGTAACAGAACCCACTAAACCTGTCCCCACCAAATTATTAGGTGTTAAGCCAAAAGGATCGTTCATACCAACTGGATCCCACCCAAACTGTATATCTCTACTCGGCGCTAGTTCTGCGGAATCAGGCCGGGGATCTCTAAGAGCCTGCGGATCATCAACTGGATACTCACCTAGATGTAATTGTGGGTGGTCAGGGTTCCAGCACTCAGGACACGCTTTGATGTTACTGTTTCGGCCTTTTACAATAAGTTCCTTAAGTTCCCGTAACTTATACTGGAATCCACAAACATCACATATTGCAAGAGCCTTCTGGGAAGACGCGAACCTCCGCGACATTAGTAGACCCTCGACATGCGTGGAACGAACCGAACTGAGGCTTTCTCCCTATCTTCGCCAGCGGCTAAGTTAAACTGCTCATCATACTCGGCCTTCAGCATCTGCACGCGAGGTGATAGTTCCGGCACCTTCATAGCGATCTGGTAGGCCAACCCAGCAACAAGGCACGGGAAAAAGCGGAAGTTCATGTCCGGCGTCTCAACACCACGCCCAGCATCCTCAACACGACGCATACGCCAATAA